TGTAATTTTTACTTAAAAAAAACCTAACCTATATTTATATGTGATATGGCAAATGGTATTACTTATGGAATTTCTTTCCCTTTTGTTGACTCTTTCACAGGACGATATTTGGACGTAACAAATTCAACTGAAGGTGAAATAAGGGCTAATTTGGTTCATTTATTACTAACAAGAAAAGGATCGAGATATTTTTTACCTGATTTTGGAACAAGACTTTATGAGTTTATATTTGAACCATTAGACGGACCAACTTTTTCTGATATTGAAGCCGAGATAAGAAGTACGATTGGAACTTATATGCCAAATTTGCAAGTAACCAATATAAGTGTTGAACCGGCATCTGCGGGTTTAGAAGATAAAGGTTATACCGTGAATAGAGATGGAGAAAGGGAGTTTAAAGTTACAAATATCGCAACTTTAGAACACACCGCAAAAATTAAAATAGATTATCGTATAACAGATTCGGCTTTTGAATCTCAAGATTTTATCATTATCAATATTTAATATTATATGGCTGAGAAAAAAATTTCCTATACCGTAAGGGACTTTCAAGGAGTTAGAACTGAATTAATTAATTTTACAAGAACTTATTATCCTGATTTGGTTCAAAACTTTAATGATGCAGGTATTTTTTCTGTGATGTTAGATTTGAATGCTGCGGTTACGGATAACTTGAATTATCAAATTGATAGAAGTATTCAAGAAACCGTATTACAATTTGCACAACAAAAAAATTCGGTATATAATATTGCAAGAACTTATGGATTAAAAGTTCCTGGACAAAGACCATCGGTTGCTTTAATTGATTTTTCAATTACGGTTCCGGCTTTTGGAGATAGAGAAGATTTGAGATATTGTGGTGTTTTACGAAGAGGATCACAAGTTAATGGTGGAGGACAACCATTTGAAACGGTATATGATATTGACTTCGCGTCACCAATCAATGCTGAAGGGTCACCAAATAGAGTTAAAATACCTAACTTTGATTCAAGTGGAAAACTATTAAATTATACAATTGTCAAAAGAGAAGTTGTTGTTAACGGTATTACAAAAGTATATAAAAGGGTAATAACACCAAATGATTCGAAACCTTATTTAGAATTATTTTTACCTGAAAAAAATGTATTAGGAATTACTAGTGTTTTATTGAAACCTGGAACTCAATATTCAACAATACCAAATCCACAAGACTTTTTAACTTTGGGACAAGAAAGATGGTATGAGGTTGACGCATTAGTTCAAGATAGAGTTTTTATTGAAGATCCAACGAAAACTTCAGATCAACCAGGTATAAAAGTAGGAAGATATATTACGACATCAAACAAATTTATTTCTGAATATACACCACAAGGATTTTGTAAAATGACGTTTGGTGGGGGAAATATTTCTGCTGATGAACAATTAAGACAATTTGCAATTGATGGAAAAGGATTTGATTTGAGTAGGTATACAAACAATTATGCTTTGGGAGCGGCTCTTTCACCAAATACTACATTATTTGTTCAATATAGAATTGGTGGTGGTTTATCAAGTAATTTGGGTATTAATACAATAAATCAAATTGGTACGGTTTCATTTGCAGTAAATGGACCTTCACAAAGTGTTAATAATAGTGTTATTAATAGTTTACAATGTAATAACGTAACTGCAGCAATTGGAGGAGCAAATCCACCAACAACTGAAGATGTTAGAAATTTGGTGTATTTTAACTTTGCAGCTCAAAACAGAGCGGTAACCGTAAATGATTATAATTCACTTATTAGAACTATGCCATCTCAATTTGGGGCACCAGCAAAAGTTGCTATCACGGAAGAAAACAACAAAATAAGAATTAAAATGTTGTCTTATGACGCTAATGGAACTTTAACAAATGTTGTATCAAACACCTTAAAACAAAATGTTGCAAATTATTTATCAAACTACAGAATGATAAATGATTATATATCTATTGAGGCCGCTGATACAATAGACTTGGCTGTCACAGTTGACGTAGTTTTAGATAATAGTCAAAATCAGGGAGCAATCATTTCAAAAACAATTCAAATTATTACGGACTTCTTTAATCCGTTAGTTAGAAATCTTGGTCAAAATGTTAATATCTCTGAATTGAGAAGATTAATTCAATCAGAAAATGGAATTGTAAGTATTACAGATGTTTTATTCTTTAATCAAGTTGGAGGTCAATATTCGTCAAGTCAAACTTCTATGCCGTATGCAGATCCTGTTACAAGACAAATTCAACCAACGGCAGATACTTTATTCGCAACACCAACACAAACTTATCAGATTAGATATCCAAACAAGGATATTAATGTTAGAGTTTTGAACCTGAAATCAGTAAACTTCTCTTAGTAATTTATTTTTTTCAACTTATAACTATTTTTATCAAAATAGCAAATAAACTATTTATGAAAAAACGTTTTTTTAATGGGTAAGTCGTATAGAATAAGAACTGAAGTTGGTGTAGACAAATACATAAATGTAAATTTAGAACAAGATTGGGAATCTTTAGAGATATTGTCTTTAAAGATTTTGGCAAACGATGTGTATACTCGTTTTTGTTCTGACTATGGTGTTGTCACGGGTAGAGTTTTTGTAAACGGAGGATTTGGATTACCAAACGCTAAAGTCTCTGTTTTTATTCCGTTGGATGCTGCTGACGAATTAAACCCCGTAATCTCAGAATTATATCCATATAAAACAATAACTGAAACCAACGCGGATGGTTATAGATATAATCTATTACCCAAATTACCATCATATAACGGACACGTCTCGACAGGATCATTTCCGAATAAGGGTGATGTTTTAATGGACGGATCGTATATTGAGGTATACGACAAATATTATAGGTTCACCGTAACAACAAATGAAAGTGGTGATTTTATGTTTTTTGGTGTTCCAGTTGGAACTCAAACAATCGTAATGGATGTTGATTTATCTGACATTGGTTGTTTTTCATTATCACCACAAGATCTAATACAACAAGGATTGGCAACAGAAACTCAAGTTAATGGGGCCAAATTTAAATCATCAACAAACCTAAGAGAGTTACCACAAATTAAAAATTTAGTTTTTGACGTTGATGTTCGACCATTTTGGGGTGATGCAGAACTTTGTCAAGTTGGAATAACACGAGTTGATTTTGATTTAACAAAACAAGCAAATATCAACATACAACCTACGGCGATTTTTATGGGGTCGATTATCTCGACAACTGATGACGACGCTTTAAAGGTAAGTTGTAAACCAAAAAATAACACGGGTAATTTATGTGAATTAGTTGCAGGACCTGGTGAAATTCAAGCAATTAGACAAACCATATTTTCGGATGATAATGGACTTCCGATCTTAGAAAGATACCAAATAGAACAAGAAGGAAAGGTTATTGATGCTGACGGAACTTATTTATTAAATGTACCAATGAACCTTGATTATGTTTTTACCAATGAGTTCGGACAACAAGTAATATCTAATGATCCAAAAAAAGGAATACCAACAAAAGGGAAATATAGATTTAGGTTTAAGTGGCAAAACGAACAAGGACTTCAAGGAAGTTTTCAAAGAGCAAATTTTTTAGTTCCAAATATTAAAGAATATGGTTGGAATAACACATATAATTCATCAAACGACCCATTCACCAATTTATCACCAGGAACTTATACATATCCATCAATACCTGCTGGATCAATTACGGGTTTAACAGCAACAAATAATTTTGGTGTTAATTTAGGTCTGTCACAACCTACAACAAATAATGTTAGTTCATATTCAATTTATCTTAATGGTCAATTGTATATTGGAAGTTTAAATTCAATACCTTTTAATATTGGTGATACGATACAAATTGTTGCAACTCCTGTTGATTCATCTCAACCTCAATCAATCGTATTTACATCATATCAAGAGGAGTTATTTAATTTGTTAAGATCATACGCTTTTAGTACAGATTGGGATGATTATGCTAATGTACAAGAAGCTCTTAACTGTGAAGACACATTTTATGAATTTCATTATAATAAGGTATATACCACCGCCATGTTTTTGGACCGATATAAAAAAGGTATTGGTAGAGCAAAACATTTAGGTATTAAAGAAATTGATAATAGATCTTGTAAATCAACCGTCAACACATTTCCAGTAAACGACATTATTAGAAATTTTGACGCAATATTTTTTGTTTTTAATATTCTTATAAACATTCTAACATTTCCAATTTTAACTCTTTTATTTGTTGCTCATTTTATTTCATTTTTATGGCCAATATTAAAGTATGTTCTTATTATATTGGGTATTGTGTTGACAATACAGGCGGCCACTGATCTCCA